AAAGAAAATCACACAAATAAAACGTCACCACTTCTCCTACTGCCCCATAAATTCCCATGGATTATACGGTTGACTGTTCATATTGTAAGGCGCATACCCCATCTGCTGCGGGCTCGGCGTCTGGGGCCGAGCGAGATAGGTGCCCCCTAACCCACCAAGACTGTTGGCCGCCGTGTTCGCAAAGTTCCCCCACGCATTGGCCTGACCAATCTGCCCCGCGGCCAGGGCGTTGCCACGTTGCAGCGCGAGCTCCCCGGCGTTGGAGGCATAATTGGCGCCTAACGTGCCCAAGTACTGCGAGGTTTGTTGCCCCACCCCGGCCAATCCGGCGAGCCGGTTGTACTGCGTCTGATTGAGCCCCTGTTGACTCTGCCACGCTTGCAGCGCCCGATTGTACTGATCCTGATTGCCGGTATAGGCCCGCCCGTAGCGCTGCTCATTGCCCGCCAGCGCCCGCCCATAGGCCTGCTGGTTTTCCCCCAGGGCCCGCCCATACGCCTGCTGATACTCCTGCGAGCCGAGCTGCTGGCCAAACTCGGTGAGGCCCCGCATCGCCCCGCCACTGAGCAAGCCGCCTTTCGCGGCCGCACTGCCTTCCAGGGCCTGCTGGCCACTGCGCAGCCGAAACTGATAGCCGGGGTCATTGGCCAAGCTCTCCGGCGAGGGCGGCGTAAACTGGTACGGCCGGGCATCAAAGGCAAACCGGCGCGGATCGAGGGCGGCGGGGCCCTGAAACGGCTGGCCTGGGCCCTGGCGAATCAGCTGCTCAAGCTGCGGCAAGGCGCGCATCCCCGCTTCCCGCCATGGGGCCACGTCCTCGCGCCCCTGCTCGAACATGCGTTCTTGGAGCGCGGTGGCCGCATCGGCCGCGCCCGCCTGGGTTTTGGCGGCGTCTTTGGCCGCTTTCGATTGTTGCGAGGCGCTGTACGCACTGGCACCCACCGCGACCGCAGTGGCGGCAATGGCAACCACCATGGCTTAGTCTCCCTTCAGCACCTTGGCAAAGGTGCGTTCGATCTCCGTATACCCCAAGCGGGTATACAGCGCGCCCAGATCATAATGGGTCTTCGTGCCCAGCAGGATCTTCACCAGGCCCCCCACGCGCTGCTGCACCGTCCGCTCCACCGCTTGCAGGAGCCGGTACCCGGCAAGCCCCTTGCGCCACTGCGGATGGAGCCATAAGACATCCATGTGAAAATGCGGCGTGGTGGCGTAGTGGAGATGGGGTTTCAGGATCCCCACCACATAGCCGACAATCGGCCCGCCGTCGCGGGCCGTGACCACATGCAACAGCCCCGCCTGGTCGAGCGCCGTATAGGCCGCGTCGTCCGGCACCAGGGGAATCACGTCCTGATGATTCGCGATTTCTGTCCAGTGGGCGCGCCAGAGCGGCCGCGCCTCAGCGGTAAACGTGGGCCAGTCGTCCTGCTGATACGTGAGCATGCTTACCTCGGCACATACGTGGAGCACTTCAGATCCATAATCAGATGAATCCGGTCAATCTGCCCATCATTGTAGACGGCATGCGTTTTACTGTTATCAAACCAATAGATGTCCCCAGGCAGCATGTTGCAGTATTCCTGCTCGCACTGAAAAATGGACTTTTCATCCGCTTGCAGGACCAGATGAAAACGGCTGTAATACGGTTCGTGGTCATAGTGCAACGCCGTCGGGCCAATGTCTTCATGCGGATAGATTTGCCCGCGAGGCGGCAGCCGGGTGAACATGACGCGCCCGAGCCGTTCGCCTTCGACCTGGGCCATGAGCGCATAGACAAAGCGCCGGGCCTGGGGAAAGGCGGCGAAGGCCTGATAGTCGATGCACTCGCGCTTGTCGGTGCTTGAGCCATCCAGCGCCTGGAGCCGTAACAAGATGTCCGCGGCTTCCCGATGCGGCGAGCCGTCAAAGGCCGTGCGGAACGGGAGCGCGTTCCACAGGTGCTGCTGCCGGTAGAGGGACAGGAGGAGCGGCTGAATGTCCACGCCGCTAGCAATGCGCAGAAAGTTCCGCACCGAGGATCTCCTTCACAAGGGTCGTCACCTCATCCGCCAGCCTGTCCGGCACCGTGTGCACACTGGCCGTCTGGTAGCCCGGATAGCGCGCCATCAGCGCCGCCTGCACCTGCACACACAGATGAAACAAGCGCCGCTCGCGGTCGGCCTGGCTCCACTCGACCAGCGGCGTGACCAGCGTCCAGATGAGCATGGCTACGCCGCCAGCGCGCTGCGCAGGGCGTTGCTCTCTACCGTCAGGTCGGCGTAGTTGTTCCGCAACACGGGCAACAAGGCGCTATTAATCTCATCCCGTAAGGCGGTGACCGTTGCGGTGGCTGTGAGGGCCACCAAAGCGGCCACCGTGCTGTCAGCCGTCCCGCCCGTATTGTTCGTGAGCGCCGCCGGGAGCCCGGCCTGCACCGCCGTGTACCACGCCTCGAGCGCCGCAAGCCGGGTGCCCTGGTCGGTCACGGTGGTTTCCAGCGTCGTGACCCGCGTGGTCAGCGCGGTCAGATCCGTCTCCAGCGTGGTGACCCGCGTTTCCAGCGCCGTGAGCGCCGCGCCCTGCTCCACGACCACGCCTTGCAAGGTCGTCACCTCGGCTTCGAGCTGCGCCAGGCTGCTGCTGGTCTGGGCCAGATCGTCTTCCACCTGGTCAATATGGTCGCTATTGCCCGCCACGCCGCCCGATAATTCCGTGTTGGTGGCTGAGAATTCCCCGCCTTGCCGCAGATAGGACGCCTCGAACCAGCCTAACCACGGGCGGGACACCCGGAGCGTCTGGGCATCCACCATGGGGGTCTGGGTCAATACAGGCGGCAGATTCGTTGGCATGGATTCTCCTCCGAAGGCGAAAGTGGGAAGGCGAAAGGCGAAAGTCCGACCTTTCCCTTTTCCCCTTTCCCCTTTGCACTTTCCCCTTTCCTACGTCACGGTGGCCCCCAGGAGCGTCACCGGAACGGGATCGGTGATGGACAATTCAAACGTGAACTGCCTCGCCCGGCCCAGCCGCCGCCACTCGCAGGTCTGGCCATAGTGCCCGATGCGCCCCACCGCGGCCCATTGCGGCCGTTCCCAGACATGGCCGCCATCGCGGGAGAGGCGTAACATGGCCTGCGGGTTCTCGCCTGGCACCACGCCATGGTCCCGCCCCACCCCGGTTTCCAGGTGCACCCGCAAGCGGTTCAGCCCCAGCCATTCCTGCTCCTGGCGCACATGCGGCGTCACCCGCCGCCGGAGCAGCGGCTGCTCATCATCGGTGTAGCACTGCGGATCCAGCGTATACAGCGTCCCACTCTGCCAGCTGCCCACCAGGTGCGACCCCCAGGCCAGGGTGTGCACATACGGCCGCCACCGATACAGGCTGCCATCGTGGGCCAGCGTGGCGCGCTCGCTCCACTGCTGGGTGCTCAGATCGTACCACCAGCTGGTCTCCAGATCGGGCACGGTCACGCCGTACCAGCCCCGCCCCTCCTGGGTATAGGTCATCGCCACCGCCTCCTGCAGCCGCGTCGACTGACTCAAGGCCCACTCCACCGCTGGCGTGGAAATGCGCTGCGGCTGATAGCCCTGCGCCGCCAGCACCGTGCCCTGTCCGCGCGAACTGGCACTCACCCAAAAGACCGTATTGTTCAGCGCCGCCATGACGTGGGGCCCCACACTGCCCACTTCACTGAGCGCCCCCGGCAGCCGCTGAAACGGCGTGAACGGATCGCCCGTCGAGTACAGCACCTCTGTCGTCTGCGTGCCAAACAGCCACAGCTCGCGGTGATCGACCAGCAGGCCCACCAGCGGGTCGGCCCGCGCTTCGGCGGTGGCAAAGGCCAGCGCGTCGATACTGGGGCTGTACAGCTCACTCCACTGAAACTGCCCGGTGCCCGGCACGTCCCAGACGAAGCGGCCATCGAGAAAGCCAATGGTGCGCCCGCCGTGAAAATCCGCATCGCCGTTCTCCCCAAAGGCGTTGGTGGCGAAGGTCAACCCGTAGCCGTGCGTGCCATCCACCAGCGCCAGCATCAGGCCGTTATCGGTCAGATGCACCATCCCACTCTCGGTGCGTAGGCTGCCCCGTGGAGTAGCCCGCCCGCCCCTATCCAGCTCGTAGAGGCTCGACCCGGCCACACCGAAGACACGCCCCCCCGTGCTGGTGTAGAGCGCCCGGATGGAGGGCGCGGGCAGCACGCCAAAACGCCGCAGCCCCGGAATCGACTGGAGCGCCAGCTGGGGGGGCGTGCTCCCGGTGTCCACCGGAAACAGATTCAGGCTGCGGGCCGCACTCGCCTCCGGCGCACGGGCCGCCGTGGAGCCGCCGATGAACCCCTCCACCTGCATTAGCGGTCTCCCGCGTAGATGGCCGTCCAGTCCGGCGCTCCACGCGGGCCCTGCCCCGTGAGCGCCGCATCACAGCGCAGCACCGGCGTCACCGCGTTGGTGCGTTTGATGGCACTTTTCGCCTCGGCCAGCACTGCCGCCACGCTGGGACTGATCTCTTTCCCGAACATCACACTCATCTCAGCCGCCAGCCCATACACCAGCAGCCGCTCATAGCCCTCTGGGAGCGTCACGGTTGCGTCTATGGAGGCAAACCCGTGAAGCGGTACCACCGGAAACAGGCCGAGCGTATACGGCATCTGGGGCACGACAAAGACGTGCAGCACCCCGAGCGGATAGCTGGTCTCGTAATACACACTGCACGGGTAGGTGCTCTCCAGCCCTTTGAGCGTGACACCCTGCTCATACTCGGTCTGACTCAGCACGGCAACCGGCCAGTCCATCTGTTCCACGCGCAGCACGGCACCTGTAAGCCGCAACGGCCGTGGGCTGGCAATGACCCCGCCCGGCCCCCAGGGATAGGTCCCCTGTCCAGGGACCAGCGGCACGTCCACGCGCGGGATGTGGGACAGAAAGAGTCGCTCGGTGCCCCACGACGCCACCAGCGCATTGAGCGTGTCGAGGCCGTCTTGCGCTTCCGTCGCCTCCAGCGGCTCAGCGGCAGAAATCACCCCGAGTAGCAGCAGGCTCCGGCGAATCACCTGGCGTATGGTGATCGGCATAACTTAACTCTTCCGCCGGGAGGGCGCGGGCGCCGCCTCGGCTGGGGCCGCGAGCGCCGCCTCGGCTGGGGCCGCGAGCACCGCTTTCTCCTCCTCACTGTACGGATACAGGCGCCACAGCGGGTCGGCATCGACCAGTGCCTGCGCCTCCTCCAGCGTCTGCGTCAGCACCAGCGGGGCGGTGGGATGGTGCATATACCACGGATACTCGGTGGGGACCGTCGGGGCCTTGGGCATGGCGTCTCCTCCGAAGGTGAAAGTGGAAAGTGGAAAGTGGAAAGTCCGGACTTTCGCCTTTCGCCTTTCCACTTTCGCCTTGTGACTCAACTCATCGCACTCCAGACGCGACAGGCCATCTGGGGGCGAATCGTCTTCCAGCCATACAGAATATCGGCCCGGCAGGGGTGCATGTCGGTGGTGATCGTCGAATCTTTCCACACCCGGATCGAAATGCCCACGTCGGGATCACTGGCGCGCGCATAGGTGCCGCTCGCCGGTTGCACCAGGTCCACCATGGCCAGGGTAAAGGCGTTCTGGTGATAGGCGAGGTTCTGCGCATACAAGGCGCTGGCGTCGTAGGCCGTGCCGTCAATCTCGAACAGCAGGGGCGCCGCGCCCGCCGGTAAGACATCCACCGTGGCCCGCGCATCGGTGGCCGTGGCCAGCCGAATCGCCGGGGAGATCGGGATGGTGGCCGACCCATCGACCGCCGAGGAGACATCAGCCGTCACCGTAAAGTCCCGCAACCGCCCGGTGCTGACGCCACTTTGCGGATTGACCGCGTGGACCCCGGTAATCTGAAACACATCGCCGCGCTTGAGCCGGGGGGCCGCCGCAGCGGTAAAGCCGGTCACCGCCAGACTGGCGCCACTCTGCCCGGCCGCGCCGACCACTGGGGCGCCACCTCTGGCCCCGGTGAGGTGCACCGCGACGTTTTGATCCATGGCCCACTTAAAGCCCGCTGACAGCCCCATGGTGCCTTCTTCGTACTGGTCGCGAATCTGGGTGGCACTCTGAAACAGGCCCTTGTTCTGGTCCACCACGTAGGCCTGTTCCATCGGTTCGAGACAGATCATGCGCATGTTATCGCGGGGCGTGCCTTCCTGATCCATGATCGCCCCGGCTTTCAAGTAGACAAACCATTTGTTGCTGGCCGCCCCAGGCGCCGGAGAGAGCACCGAGTTGGCCACTTCCCAGTACCGTGCCAGCCCGGCCTGATCGACCGTGTTGGCCAGTTTAATGGCGGACGGCTCGCCAATGCGGCGGCTCCAGTCGTCCAGCGACAAGGTCATTTCCACCGAGCCAAACTGCACATCGACGTGCTTTTGCTGATCCACCACCAGGGCCACCACCTCTTCAATGTAGTCCTGGGCGGTAAAGTTCGGCCCATCATGCACCGCAAAGGCGGCGGGAATCCGGATCGACAGCGTGTTGCCAATCTTCGCGCCCGCCGAAGCAAAGCTTGCCTCATACTGGCGGTTCACATTGGACGAAAAGATCAAATTGTTGCGCAAGACTTGGAGCAAACGTCGAGTAACTTGTGAGATAGTGAGGAGCGTATTTGGCACTTGAACGTCCTTTCGCGCTTACCGGCCGCGCCGGCTATACGGGAACATGCGATCAAACTCCGCTTGACTCATGTCCTCACGGTAGCCGGACGGCGGCGGGGCACCCGTGCCACTCACCGGTTGCGGAGGTGGCGGTTGGTTGGGCGGGACGGCGGGAGGACGGGACCCGTTCGTCGGGGAACTAAGCCGCCATTCCAGCTTGCCAATCTCCCGCGCCATGGCCAGCGGCGCCGTCTGCGCCAGCTGGTTCAAGCGCGTGATCTCGTCCGGGTGCTGGGCCAGGTAGTACGCCAGCTCGGCCCCCTGGTCGCTCTCATGCACGCAGGCATCGAGTGCTGGGACCGTCGGGATCGCCTGCAAGCGATCCAGCACCTGGTCAAAGTCGGCATACTTCTGGCGTGCCGTCTGCGCTTGCGCGGCCATCTGGCGCTGCTGCGCGGCGTGGCGCTCGCGCACCTGCTGCGCAGACGCCTCGCGCTGGAGTTCGGCCTTCAGCTGCGCTTTGTCCCAGTCCCGCGTGGCTTTGAACCACTCCGCTTGCGAACTGTAGTCCTCTTCGCGGGGCTCCGGCTGCTGGTGCAGGGGCACCGGCTCGGGAGCCTGGGGGGCGCGTTGATAGCCCTGTTCGAGCATCTGCAAGCGGGCTTCGACGGCAGCGGCTTTGCGTTCGGCCTCATGGCGGCGGCGCACTTCCCGGTCAATGCGGCGTTGCACCCCTTTTGGGATGCCGGGCACCTCGTCCTCGTCGTCCTCCGTCGTCCTGTCTGGGGTCGTGGGAGCATCCCTGGATGGCTCTCCAGGGCGGGCCGGGGCTGAGTCGGGAGGTGCCGGAGCGTGCGGCTCGGGCGCAGCCAGGGGCGGGGCTGAAGCGCCAGGGGCCCCTGCCGCAGGCGCAGGCGCAGCGGGAGGCGTGGCGTCAGGGGCTTGTGTCCCACTGCTCGCCTCGGGGGGATCGCTGGACACCACGGTAATGGGCATAGGATGACGCTCCTACGGGGCGGAAGCGCCGGGGGAACCCGCCCGGCGTCGGGGTGATCTGCGCTCACTGAGCACACAAAAAAAGCGTCTCAGGCTCGTGCACGAGACGCCGCAAGGTCGGATGCGCGCTCAACCCGGCTAGCTAGGCACAGGGAACGCAGACAGTTGGGAGATATTACACAAAGGTTTCAGGAACTTGTCAAGTTACCAATTATCTCCGTAAAGCCCCTGGATTCATCCATGGGGATATAAGGAGGTTTGCTGCGCAGCAGCAACATCCTCCAACTTTTCTGGCAGCACCATGCCGTGCTTTTGTACAATGAGAGTATGACAATGCTCACCTATAACTACAGAATAAAAGACTCCGTATCACGCAAGCATCTTGTGCAGATGTCTTCCAGCGTCAACTACGTCTGGAACTATTGTAATTCGGTGAGCATTAAAGCTTTTCGGCGTGATAAAACCTTTCTCTCTGCCTATGACCTCGATAAACTCACCGCTGGCACGTCGAAAGAGTTGCGGTTGCACTCGCAAACCACGCAATCTATCTGTTCGGAGTACGTGACACGCCGTCGCCAGTTCAAAAAGATCAAGCTGAAGTGGCGCAGCAGAAAACGGTCTCAGGGCTGGATTCCCTTCAAAGCCTCCGGTATTCGTCTGGCTGGTGATACGGTCACCTACTGCGGGCATCGCTTTCGCCTGTGGCTCTCGCGTCCAGTTCTTGGCACCATCAAAAGCGGCAGCTTCACGCAAGACAGCCGTGGCCGCTGGTACGTGAGTTTCCAGTGTGACGTGCCCGAGCTGCATGGCCCGCCTGCTCCTGCGGAAGTCGGCATTGACCTGGGACTGAAAGACCAGATCGCCTGTACGCATCTGCCCGAACCGCTCAGTCGCGCCAACATCACGCGGTACTACGCCGAACCCTTGGCCAAAGCCCAGCGCGCCAGGAAGAAGAAGCGTGTCAAAGCCCTCCATGCCAAAATCGCCAACGTCAGGAAGGACTGGACGCATAAGGTCACGACGGCCATTGCCCGTGCCTCGCGCCTGATTGTGGTTGGGAACGTGTCCAGTACCAAGCTGGCCAAAACCCGGTTTGCGAAGTCGACCTATGATGCTGCCTGGGGCAGCACCCGTACCCTTCTTGCATACAAAGCCATCAGGCTTGGAGGGCAGTACGTGGAGGTCTCGGAGTTCCGGTCCAGTTGTACTTGCTCGGCCTGTGACGCCGTCACGGGGCCGCGTGGACTGAGGCAACTGGACGTCAGAGCGTGGACGTGTAGCGCCTGTGGTGCCGTGCATCAGCGCGATATCAATAGCGCTCACATTCACCTCCGTCGCGGACGTGCGACGCTTTCAGGAATCCCCCGCCTGTAGGCGTGGGGAGGACGTCAACACTTGATTTTCAGCGCCATGTCGCGCTCGCGCTCCAGGCGCTCAGCCCGCCGGTGTGCCGCCCACCAGCACAGCCAGCCGCTCATCACCACGACGTACCACGCCACCCACCACAGCCAGTCCCACACCCAGGCGAGCATAGCTAGTCCTCCTGGCCGGTGCGGCCATTCCTAGCGGCCTGCGCTTTCAGCTGCAGTTCTTGTTCCTTGAGCTGCACGTCCCAGACGTTCTTTTCGCGCTCGATGGCCAGCTCCTGCGCCTTCAGGTCGTTGGCGGCGGTCTTGTCATCGAGCTGGAGCTGCAACGTCTGATTCTCCTGCTGGACTTTCTGCAGCGCCGCTTCCACCTGCTGGGCATGCGCATTCAACGCGGCCAGGTGCTGCCCCAGTTGCTGCATGGCCTGCTGCATCTGCGCCGGGTTGCCCTGCTGTTGGAGGGGCGGCGGTAAGAGGAGCTTGAGCCGTTCGGCAATCTCCGGCGCGCCCGGAAAATCCATGTGCTGAATGAGCTGATCGCCAATCGCTTGCAAGAGCGGCGGGTAGGCTTGCACCAGCTGCGTCATCTTGTCCACCGCTTCTTCGCGTTGCGTGGCATACGTCGCCCCCGTACTGATCGCCACATCGTAGCGCCCCACCCCGAGCTGATAGATCCGCTCGACGCCCTGGTCATCCTGGAACGGCTGATTGACCGGCACCTGCTGCGGCTGGCCGTCTTCGCCAATGATGCGCAAGATCGTCGCACGGTCGTAGACCTTCGGGATCAGATCGAGCAGGATCACGCCACAGTGCCGCAGGGCATAGTTGAAATTGAGCGGGAAGTGGGCCGTCGCGGTATCGCTTTCCGTCTTGCGGGCACGAATCCCCACGCCGCTGGTTTCGTTCGAGCGGTTCCCCAGCGCCGCATCGTAGATGCCCGTGACGCTTTTGAGATCATCGGCCGCCAGCATGCGGGCCTGGGTAATCGCCTGCACCGCCGGTTCGAGCGCCGTACGCTGCGGGGGGGGCAGCGGCAGCCCGCCGCTACTGGTGGGTTTATATTCCAGGTAGGCATAGTTCCGCGTATTGGCGTTGGCCCATTCCTGCTCGTGGCCTTCGAACTGTCCTTCCGCGCCAATAAACGGGGCACGGGGCGCCAGGGCAATGGCTTCGGTTTCGGCCGACACCCAGTAGTTGTACAGGCGTTGCGGATCCTGCGCAAAGCGCACCAGCCCCACGTAATCCGTGCCCTCTGGCGTCACCAACTCATCGCCAATCACCGGCACAATCGGGATATACTGCCCCAGCCACCTGGTGCGTTCCAGCACCTGGTAGCCATTGAGCTTGCACCACCAGATCTGTGGCAACATGGTGGTGCGAGTCGCCACGATCGGCACGCCGTCCGGCACATCGCGGCGCCGCAGCACCTGCCCGTCGGCGAGCAGCGCAATCTCCACCCGCGCATCCTCGCGGTAGAAGTATTCCGCCACCTGCACCTCGTCCGGGCGGATCCACGTGTCCCCGGTGCTCGCCCACACCGCCGCCTGGTCGGGCAACTGGCCGTACTGCGCGGTAAACGCCGCACGGCTCAGCCGCTCGACGACAAACGCCCACTGCATATCTGAGCCGTCCGGCTGCTGAAAGCTCGGGTCAACATAGACACTGAAGCGATTGCGGATGCGCTGGATTTTCAGCACCTGCTGGAAGGACAGCGGGTGTTCGTAGGCGGTGAGCACACGGAAATAGCCCAGGCCCTGCCCCACTTGCTGCTGGCGCACCGTGTCATAGGCGATGTCGGCATGGCTCGACACTTCAATGTGGCGAATAATGCCTTGTAAAATCTTGGCGGTGGCGACGTCGGCCTGATCGTCCACCGGTTGAATCCGGATGGCCGGGGGGTGCTGGCGTTGCTCGTTAGTCACCTGATGCACGAACTGGGGCAGGCGGTTAATCGTAAAGCACGGGCGCCGGTCGCGCTCGCGGTCGGCGCGCACGCTAGGCGCCCACTGGTCCCCCCCGAGAAAGGCCAGATCCAACTCTTGCAGGCGCCGCGTGGTGGCTTCCGCATCCATCGCCTGGGTGAAGCGGGCCCGGGCGACGGTGAGGAGATCGTCATCGCTCCTGGGGGCGCGCTCGGTGCGCTCGGTGTCCGTGAGCGGCTGGGCGTTACGGCTGCGGGTCGCTTCGGCCATAGACCAGCTCCTGCGCCGTGAAGTGGGCAATCAGCGGCTCGACGGCGGCCAGCGCCTGGGCGTACAGGGTATGGACCCGCGCGCCGACGGCATGACGCTGCTGGTTCTCGGTGAGGATGCTGCGCCACAGCCTGGCACTGCGCAGCTCAGCATCCGGGTCGCGGTCCAGATGGGTCAGGGGGAGCGTCGGCATGCGAACCTCCTTTGGGAAGTGGAAAGTGGAAAGTGGAAAGTGGAAAGTGCGGACGTTCGCCTTTCGCCTTTCCACTTTCGCCTTTCCACTTTGCCCTGTCGCCTTGCGCTCGGCGCAAGTATACGTCGCGCGCCCTACCCTGTCCAGCCCACGCCAGAGGGCAGGCCGCGTTCCCCGGCCCCGCGACCAGGCACGGGATGGGCACGGGCCACCTCGAGTCCGGAGAGGACGAGGTAGCGGGTGGCGTCCATCAGATGGTCGTCGGTTTTGACCACGTGGCCGCGCTCGTCGCGCCGATACAGCCGGGCTTCCTTGCGCCAATGGGGCAGCGTGCGGAACACCTGCAGGCGTCCCTGGCTGAGGCGTTCCCAGACCTGGTAAATGCCCGCCTCGACGGCGTTCTGGGCCACGGACAGCTGCAGCCCCAGGTCGGTGTACGTCGCCAGGAGCGAGCGGCCATCGGCCTGACTGCGCCCGCGCGCAGCCGGATCGATCACCCCAGGCACCCAGGAGCCAGGGGCTTTGATGGCGCTGGCGTGGACACTCGGCTCGTCATGGCTGCCGTAATATTCGTGATACAGCGTCCAGCCGGCGGTTTCGGGGTTGTAGGCGCCCCAGATCCCGGCGGTGCGGTTCCATCCCACGTCCAAGCCGTAACAGCGTTTCCAGTGCTTCGGCAGCTCAAACGGGTCCACCAGGTAGGTGTCCTCCGACACGGGATACACCACGCCGCTGCCGAGCACCGGAATCCCTCGGCTTCTGGCCTCGCGCTGGTACGCCGGAATGGCGGCGAGCAGTTCGGCCTTCACGGCGGGCGCCAGATGCGGCACATCGTCCCAGGTCATCTTCAGGAGGTATTTACTGCCCTGGCTCGGCGTGTCCGGGAACTGGCCATCGGGCAGGAACTGCAGCACCGTGTCGGAGAGCCCGAGGAGCGGCGTAAAGGTGAGCATCACCAGGCCGTCCGTGGTCATGGTACGCACCAGGGCTTCGGTATAGATCGCCAGCGGCGGCTCTTCGTCGAGCAGCACGACATCGAGCTCCACGCCCTGGAAGGCATCGCGGCCCTGGTCGTAGGACTGAAAGCGCACCACCGATTCGCCGCCGCTCACATGCGTGGTGCGCGCCAGCTCCACCGCCTCGGGCACGCCGGGCTTCGGGACGACGCGGCGCAGCGTGGCGCCCGGCAGGATGCCGGTGCCTGGGCGCCCATACGGCCCCAGGAGTTTGGCCTGGACGATCTCGCGCACGGTTTTGGACGAGTCCCCGGCCACCACCGCCTGAATCGGCCGAGCAAAGCGCTTCCCCTCCCACCAGGCGGGATACAGGCCGGTCAAGTGACAGGTGAGCGCATACAGGCCGGCCATCGTCTTCCCCGTGCGGTTGCCGGCACACAGGAAAATCTCGCGGTGCGTGGCACTGGCCGCAAAAAATTCCGCCTGCTTGGGATAGTGCCGCAGCGCGGTAGGACCCTCACCGGCCGGAAAGAGCCGATAGAAGAGGCGGTGCTGCTGGTAGGCGTCCTCGGCTTCGAGGAGCTGAAGCAGTTCGATTTCCTCGGCCTCAGTGAGCGCCATCGTGGCCATTCCTCTTGGCTAAGAGCGCGGTAATGCGCGCCTGACGCGCGGGCGCATCGGTGAGCGTCAGCGGCCGGTCAGGGTCGCCGCTGAGTTCGACGGCGCGCAGTTTGGGCAAGAGGCGATCCAGCAACGCGATCGCCGCGGTCAGCCGGAAGGGATCGGCCGGCTGTTTGCCCAGGAGCACGGCGAGTAAATAGCCCGCCGGCTGCAGGAACGGATCACTCCCGGCATGCGCCGCGATGAAGGCCTGCAATTCCTCGCGGGTCCGCAGAGTCCGTTTGTTCGGCGTGCCTTTGGTGCGTCCGCCACGACGTTCACCGGGTTTCGAGCCTCCGCGTGGCATGGCTACTCCTGACTATTTCTAGCCAACTGGTGTGCTACTTACCCTAGCACCAGCGTCGAGGCGGCGTCAAGCGGCCTCGTCTGCGTCATCTGCCTCCTCTGCGTCGAAGATATCCATCCCTAAGAGATAGTCGGTCGTCGTGCCAAAGGCATGCGCCAGGCGGCGCACCGTTTCCGCTTCGATTCTCGGGCGTTGACCAGCGCAGATTTTATAGAGATGCGTTTCATTCACCCGCGCCCGCTTCGCCAGCTCGCGCTTGGTCCAGCCCTTCTCACGCCGTAAGTGTTCCACCCGGTGGGCAATATTCCAGGCCATAAGTCTCCCCGAAGTTAAGGATAGAAGAGGGTCTGGCATGACTATACATTGATAGTATTCAATTGTCATTACTTTTTTTCTTTTTTGGTAAAATAATTCTGTAAAGGTGTTGACAGTATGCCCAATTGGATGTATATTTCTAGCATGACGCGGCGATGGTGCCCGGATCGAGTCCTGGCCAGGCGCTGCGAGAGGACAGCAACCCACACGAGGAGACGAAGACGATGAGCAGCACTTACTACCATGTGGCCCCCCGCTGGGATGGCGCCGATCTGACCAGCCTACGCACCCAATGGGCGGGTGACGAGAGCGCGGCGCTTGACGAGTTTCTCAGCCGCTGGCCCGAGGCGGGGGAGCTGGCGCCGGAGCACATCAGTTACGTGCACCTGTATGCCGACCTGGACGCGGCCCAGCGCCATGCGCGGGATTGGGGTGGCGAGGTGCTGGTGATCGAGGACGAGGCGGACGACCTGGAGATCACGCTGGATCATTGCGAGTTTCCCCATCCGGTCAGTCCGTACCCTATTCCCGCCGCGTATGTGCGGCGGGCGTAAGACGCAAGGAGACGACGATGGCCTTGATGGTGAGTGAGATTT